GTTTGTAGTCATTGAATCTTAAAACAATGAACAAACTAATGCAGCCAAACGAGGGCTGCGACAGGAAAGGTTCCCATACTCTTCCAATTGGTAGTAAGGAAAACGCTACTGTCATGCTGAGGGCTCGGAAGGCCGTTAGGGGTAGAAGCGCACGCGATGCAAAAAAATGCAAAGCGAAGCGCTCCCCCGGCCGCGGATCTAGAACAAACGTTCAGACCACTATCGAGCTTGAGGTTGATCTTTCAACTAGGTCGACTTCTGTCAGCGTGGCGAAACTGCTGTCCACAATTGTGGATGGTAGCGGTGCTTCGGCGCCGATGACGAAATTAGTTGAATCTCTCCTACTCCCCTTCCTGGCGAGGCGCAAAGGCGCTCGTTTCAGTGATAAGGAGTATGGCAGAATGGTGTCATCATGGAAGATGACTTTATCCAATCTACAGGAGATGGAGGACGATGAGAATCGCGAAATGGACTTCTTGAAGTACCATCTCGGCTGTCTCATGTGCAAGGTTGCCCGCAGTGAAATACTGCCCGACAAACCTGCATTCGTCACCAAACCTCTTTTTACGGGTTGGCTGAAAAGGTGTGTGAATCTCGCCGTGATTAATCACGACTACGCATTCTGCTACTCTCTCCTCATGTCTAAACTGGCCTGGCCAGAATTGACTAAGAAGAGGGAAGCAATGGCGCTACGAGATCACAAGGTCCTCATCTGTGGACCCGCGCGCGGCAAACCGCGGCGGGATCTCTACGAGATGATCCAACAGGTCTCCTTGGAGATCTTTGGAGGACAGGTGTACAAGGACGGCTCCTTTGTGGAGAAGGCCCCAATACCCACCAAATTCATGCCGACTGGATCAGCTTGTATGCAGGCCTCTCGAAGAGACCATGGCACTGCGTCGCTGTTCCAATCAATGGAGACCGACATTGAGGAGACCCCATTGGGTCCTCTTAGGGATCTTAGCAATGCTACAAACAGTTGGCGTCAAGCCAGCTATGAGCACGCAAGATCTAATGTCGAGTCTCGCATTTACGAGCGGGATTCCGGGATCCTAGACGTTGACGTCCAGATCATTCCGAAGCCCGCAGGATTTCGAACTCTCACTAAAGGTGACGGTTATCTGTATACCGCGCTCCAGCCCGTCCAAGGACAAATGCTGAGCGCCTGGAAACAGCACCCCACCTCCACAATGATTGTAGATCTCGATGATTCCGTGCAGAAACTGTACGATGTCACGAAGAAACACAAAGACTGGGAGTTTAGTTCAGTAGACTACAAGTCTGCCACCGATTTGTTGAACAAATGGTCGACCAACGCGGCTTTCGAGCCGTTGACGTTCCTATTTGATTCCAAATTGGCATGGCAGAGTCTGCAGAATGCTGTGGTTCATTATCCGGATGGTGATGTACTGGATCAAGTTGAAGGTCAACTCATGGGTCATCCCTTGAGTTTTCCTCTCCTCTGTACGATTAATCTCGCCTGCTACCGTTGCGCACTCATGCGCTGGCTTGCAGATGACGAGTCTCGTTTAGAGGATGTCAAGATCCTTTGGAATAATGTTCTCGTCAATGGTGACGATATGCTCTTCAGAGCACCGCCCAGCTTCTTCCCTGTTTTCTTACAGGTTACCAAAGAAGCGGGTTTGGTGGTGTCTCTGGGCAAGAACTATAATTCCAAGTACATAGCGCTTATTAACAGTCAGATGTATCGTTTAGACGGACACAACCGCATGGTGCGGTGTGGGTACCTAAATCAACGTCTGCTGGGTGCAGGTTCCAAGGAATCTCCTTCTCTTGCAACGCCCGACCAAATTGGTAAGGACGTTGGAGAGATGGTCAGATTCTGCCCATGGGCAAAGGGATGTATCCCGATGGCCTTTGAGCGTTGGAAACCCAAGTGGACTGGGTGGTTCAAACCAAATTGGTTTCTACCCGTCCATCTTGGTGGTTATGGAGTACCACTGCAACAGGCTTCCGAGGAGTGGAAGATAACCAGAGGCCAAAGAAAAATGGCTTCTCGATTTATCACCAACCCGAGGTTGCAACTGTATAGGCGAGAAGGGTTCAGTATCGAAACTGCGAAATTTGCGAGTTCTCTCGCCAACTTCGAAGTTGTCCCACGCTTCCCTGAGGAAGGCGAGAAGGAGGAGCGCGAAGCCGTTGGTATCAGTGAAAACATCACTGATGACTGGCTGATTCGCGCCGCCTACATCTCAAGGGCGATGCAGCTGAAACAGGAGAAGGTGTCCGATAAGGTCATGCTTCTTCGTTCAGGCAGCATTCAGTCGAAACTGAAACCGATGTCGGATAGGGGATTGGCGAAGTGGTGGCACGTGGCAACAATTGCCCACGGCTTACCTGCTTGCCCCCCGCTCCAGAGTATAAAAGGTGATCGACCCGATCGTGTCACGCGAAGAGATTTCCAATTGAAAATCCCGCGTTCACATCCATTTGGTCGTAGACGGGGCACTCGTAGAGCGCCTCAGTAATTTGCACTTGCCCAAGCGGTGGGGTGTAATCACCGCGAACGAGAGTCTGCCTGCGACTCAGAAAAGAATGCAGGCATGGGGTTGTAGTGGGTCATTACCCAAAACGGTGCATTTTCCTCGCGTAGATGAAACAACTTGTGTTCATCCGTGAGAGAAAGCTTAATACTTCCGTACTAACCAAAATGTCGAGAGACTACACGGCGTACCTTCACCCAGAGCTCAGCTCTGTGAAGTTCCACTATGATGTATAGTCCGCCCCGAACAGGTGGATCCCATATTAGTTCACTTATGTCTACTCAAAGACGTAAACAAACTCCAAGAAATCAGCAGCGTCCCAATGCGCGCTCTGGACCTCAGCGAGGTAAGCAAGCAAAGAATACTGTTCGCGCCCCTACGGCCATGAATCGCTCCAGTCGTCAGACTGGTATGAATTCAACCCGTTACCGGGAGTGCGAAAGAATTGCTACTGTTAATGGTTCAGTTGCCTTCTCGAACGTCCTTGACGTTCCGTGTAACCCAGGTTTAGCGAATAGCTTCCCTTGGTTAAGTGGACATGCAGCTCTATATGAGTCGTACATTGTTCACTCCATCACGTACAGGTACAAGAACCTCAAGGGTACCGATGCCGCAGGGAATATCCTTATGTCGTTTGATTATGACACTTTGGACTCTCCTCCGGCGTCCGCGATCGCTCAGTCTCAGTCCACCGTGTGGATTGATGGTGCTCCGTGGCGGATCTTCGAAATGAAGGTCCCCGTCCGGAAACACAAACTGTTTACGCGATCTAGCGTGATACCCGGCACTGATCTCAAGACATACGACTTCGGAAGACTTCACGTCTCCGCAGAAGGGTGCGCTGACGCGTCAGCCCACGGTTATCTTGAGGTCGAGTACAATATTGAGTTGGTGGATAAACAAGTAGGTGGCTCGAGTGGAGGTATTCCTCCAGGAGTCATCTCAATGTTCACTCACGATCAATCGAGTGGAATTGTCGACTACGAAGACGTGCTAGTGTATAACACGGAAGTTGCGAACCCTTTTGGGATCGTTAACCTCGGTACGCAGGGCTTTGAAATGCCCATAGGTCGATACAAAATTACATTCTTGATCTCCGGCTGTAACGTTGACGCTGCGACTGCATTTGCGGTCTACATCAATGAAACAAGGACATCTCATGTTTTTGCCAATAACATCTCAAACGGTACTGTCCCGTACGTTACCTTAGCTCAGTCGACAATTGTGTCGATCAACGAGCCAGGTCAGCTGCTTTCCTTACGACCAATTCAGGTCTCCGGGTCGGCGCTTCCCACATTGTTGTGGAACGGACGAGATGAGAACATAGCAGTTCTCTTCGAACGCGCTTGATTCTTCTGTCACGATAAGACGGGGTTTTTGCTCATTGGAGCACCCGCATACCTGCCACTTTGGTGGGATGACATTAGATCAGATATATTAAAAAACAAAAACAGAACAAGTCGATCCCTAGGAAACGGGGTCGCCGGTGGACGCAAAATTGCGTGTCCGCCGTCAACAAAGTTTCGTCACTTTCCAGCATTCCTTACACTTCAAATTGTGTATAGGTGTGGTGGTGAACTATGGAATCTAATGGGGGGGAGGGCAAGGCAGCGCCGTCGTGTGAAAACGATCAGCGAGTTAAGTTCTCACCTCCAGCAGGATCTCACAGAGTTGATGTACAGCCAGGTCTAACGACCAAAGGTATGGCGAACGAAGTTTCTTGCTGCTAATGAACTTGCAGAAGTAAAGCTTAACGTCAGTACATCATCAATCCTTTCGAATTCGATTGGGTAAATGTGAAGTTCTGTAATTTTTCAGAAATTTACCGGTGTGTGTCAGCAGCTACGGCAGGCCGAAGGTTATTAATCTTCCAGACCCTGTGTGGCTGTGGTGTGAGAACCATTCTGACATACACAACTATACTTGTACACTCTATGGAGAGTATGCGACAGGGACCCGGCTCCGATATCTAATTTAATAGGTTATCGTGCAGACAATTGAATGTCGGCAGAGCAACCGTACGAACGTTGAG